AACTCAAAAGAGTCGAATGATAGGATGCTGTTTTTTTGATTTGCTTTGTTTTTCTGCAAAGCTTTCTTGTCTTCTTCTGGAGCTTTCTTGTCGAATAGCTCGTAGTTTTGGGTCGAAACTTTTTTCCAACATGTCGCTTCTCCGTTTTCGGATGCAAGGGCGATAGCTGGCAGCACCTCCTCCGGATCCCGAATCGAATTCAGGATGCGATCAAATTTGCCATCAAGGTCATGTGGGTAACTGTAGATAGCATAGAACGCATCATGTGCAACTGTCAAGGCTGAGACACTTGATGTTAAACTATGCTTGTTAAGCCAGTTCGTCCAGCCCAGCAGTTCCTTCAGAACCGTAGCCATCGTCGCGCTACGGTCATCAACTGGATCGCCGTCAAGCACGGATTTGACTGTCCTGGCGCAAAGGCGCACGAGGTCCAGTCCGTTTGGCTCGACAGTCAGGGACTTTAAAATTTCTTCGGGATCACCGACTTCCCCCTTTTTTGTTTTCGGTTCTGCGAGATACGCCTTGTATGCCTCGTCGACTTTGTTGGCGGGTATAAATTTGTCGGTCTTCAGCAGAATCCCTTCTGGGCTTGTCGTTCCGTAAAACAGGTTGGGACACTGCGTCGCTCGAATGTCCGAGCCTGGTATGGATTTACAAATCTGACGGGTTAACCATTGGTAAAAATCTCCGTCAATGATTTCTTTTTCGAGACCAAAGACTAATCGAAACCGTGGCCAGCTTGGGGTTGAACTAGGTGAAGCATAAGCAAAGCTGAGATATTTTTTGCATATATCGAGTTCAAGTGCTTCAGCAAATGTAAGCTCTTGCTTTTGAATTTTGTTTCCGTGCTCATCTTTGCCATCGGCTTGATTATCGATGTCGATAATAATAAGCCCAGCCTTAATCAGTCCTGTATTATTGCTAACTCTTTTACCGTCAACCAAGTGCCAGGCGCACAAGCCACACTTCAACGCAGCAAACTCAGCAAGCTCCTCCACGCCAAGTTCAAGCGCTTCCCAATTCTGGTTAAACGCAGTGAAGTTACCCTTGGCTCCAATCTTACCTGTCTTGCTATCGACGTGCTCTGCGACTACTGAGTTGATGGAGCAGACAAACTTCATGGGACTCGCAGAGTGACTTCTATTATGGGTTGATAACCCAAGACCGCCAAGGTCAAAAATGTTAAGAGAATATTTCTTTACTTGCTCTTAACAGGAGCGTTCTGCTCGTCATAGTATTTTCGCACAAGAGCCAGCCACGCTGCTTCATCTTTAAGAATTTCGTTTTCTCCAAAAGTAAAAACTTGAGTACTAAAGTTCTCGACCGCCGTGGTTACTAAGATCTGTGTTTTTCCGATCTTGATTCCTAAACAAGCCTCTGCCGCTAATTTATAAGCCGCAAGTTGAAGCCTAGTTTTCTTTGTTTTAAACGCGCCTGAGATCAAAGCTTTGCGAGTTTTATCATCGATGGGCGCATCTTTTTTCGGAAACCTCGCCGCGTAGGGTCCGTTAGAAGTTTTAAAGTCAGCTAGAACAATCTCAGCATTTTTATCCATGTAGATCAGGTCACAGCATCCTGCGTAGCCGTGACCAGTATTCGAGTCGTAGTAGTAGATCCTTCCTACGCCATCATCGCCGACGTACTTTGACCACCGTGGCTGATTGAATGGACGTTCCGACCAGAGCACTCGACCGCCGTCGAGCAGCTCATCCAGGCACTCTGGCACTCCCTCCCAAAATGGGAGGTATTGATTCGGAGGCACAACTCTGAGACCTCGAATGTGGTTTTCGACTGAGTTGTGGATCCAGGTTCCTCGTTCGGCTGCAGTTGCTGATGCGCCTGGATTTAGATCATTCCAGCGAGCTAGTTTTCGCTGTTGCTCTTCTGATTGTGTTGCTGTGAGTATCGAAGTTACTGAAGGAAGAGGCTTGGGTACTCCATCGCAAATGTAGTGCCTCAGTCCATTGATTGTTACGCGCGTATCTGACACTTTAAATACACATATTTTCTAGTTTAGAACGAATTTACTAGACCAGGAGGAGTTTCTTCGTCGTCATCATCCTCTTCTTCTTCGTCAGGTTCACCGATAAAGAACTCCTGCATCTGGTAGAGATAAGCTTTATTTCGTTGCTCAAGCTCACCTAACAGACACAACCCAGCGGAGAAAGATTCAGCTACGATCTCGGCACAGGTCTCCGCATCGCGAGCGTTACCGTGGTGATCAATGCATTCGGTGAGGAGCTGTTGGCTTATCGAAATTGCAGCGAGCCGATCGAGCTTGGCGTTCTGCTGTAGCTGGAGTTCGATCATCTTCTCCAGAAGCTTTTGCAATTTTGAGGCCACGGCTTAGGAGATCTTTGGGCGATCCCAGTTTATAGCGAAATCGATTTTTGTATCCGCCGCAGCTGAGTGATCTTTCGAGAACACAAACCACGCTGACGTCACCGAGTCCTTTAGTTTCTTGCTATCCGTACGGAATGATGGTCGAGGGGATAGGATCACTATATTTTTTAAAGTTTGTGAATTCAAAATTTCAGCTCTTTGTCGGGCAGGTTCGAGGAAAGTAATTCTATCCAGAATACATAATCCTTTAGACGCTTTAGCCATTCCACAGTGGGTAACCCACTCTGTTATATCTCGCAGCCCCTGAGTGATTCCGACGACCCAATCGATCGCAACGTGGTTTTGCCAAAAGTCAGAATCGATAATCTGGTCTAGAGTGCTGGAGTAAATTTCCTCAACGCCAGTTTTTCTGATTTGATTAGCCAACTGGTTCTCGTAATCATTGATAACCAGTACCGATCCATTGATCAGATTTTTCTCTGCAACTGGGGAAAAAATATTTTGGGGGACTTGGTAGAACATGGATTCGAACAAAATTTTTGAAAAGCTTCAGGGTTTCTTATCCCTAGAGCAGCAATTTTTAAATCAAAGGTTTAAGGCGGAGGCTGAGAAACTCGATAAAAAAGAACTTATAGAAATACTAGAAATAATCCATACGAATTATTTGATTCGATCAAAAATGTTTAATAACTTAGTTAAACATTGCGCCCGACAAGGCATGATGTTACCACCGCTCAATGAGCTTTGGGAAGACTGAAAAAAAAAGACCGCCCTTTTGAGCGGTCCGTCTAGCAGGGTTTGCCCTTCCATTCAGAAGTCTAGACCAGCATCTTTCAAAGCCTGCTTCTGCTCATCGGTCAGATCCTTTGATTTAGACGCCTTAGGTGCCGGTGGCTCAGAATCTTTCTTAGGTGACGCCTTAGGATCCCCGGCGCCTGCCGGGAGTGCAGCCAAGCCGCCTGCCTGACCCTCCAGATGCTTCGGATTGGATTCGATAAAAGCGTCCTTGAGTTCTTTGTGATCTGATCCCAAAGGTAGCTCGATGAGATTCGCGCCGGAGATATGAGATTTAAGTGCAGAACCCACCAAATCTCGACCATCTGATCCCAGCCAGATGTCAATGTCTTCGCGAAGATCTCGTTCTTCGTCATTCTGCGGCGGCCTGTCCTTGAACTCTAGACAATTAAAGTTGATCTTTGCACCATCAGCTCCGGTAACAGGATCGCGCTCGTTAAACGATTTGGTCACAAACTTAGTGCTCGTGATTACATCGACAACGCTGATGCGATTGTTGTACAGGTTTTGGAAGTACGAGATAAAGTTTTTCTGAGAAGACTTCCCGCTAATGATGCTAGTTGTGACACAGCGTGGAGGAAGAAGCCTATGAGAAGGACTGACACCAATGTAGGCAATACGAATAAACTCCTCATGAGTCCGCATCCCCAAGTTTCCGAAGAACGGGGTGAAACCCAGAAGGATAAATTCGATCGGTATGCCGTTGTCATTACTATCGACGATGGCGGAGTCCGGATCGTTATCTGACTTCCAGCGACGTGCCTGAAGATCGATGCGAAGTGTATGCGGTGGAATCTGACAGAGGATCTCATCCGCAGCAAATTTGCCAGCAATAAAAGTCATTAGTCAGTAAGCAGAAGAATCAAAGAGAGAAATCAACAGAACCGATAGCAGCAGGTGCAACGCGACCCTTCTCAGGATCCGCAGCTTTTTTAGGTGCCTGCTTCGACATCTTAGGAAGATAGAGAATCTTGTCCACCTTGTAGTTCAAGTAGTTCTTTTCATCTTTTTCGCTTGTAGAAACACTACCCACAGCGATAGTAGGTGTGCCTGGTGCAAGTTCAGACAGTTGCTTGGATAGATCGCCCCAGCAGCTGAGCTTGAACCACTGCGTCTCCTTGCCCTCGTCCTGCCATGCCAAGGAGCGATTGGTCACCGTGGTGTCGGTGAGTTCGACTTCGTCAGCCTTGGGACCGAGTCCGCCGCAAGCCATGAAGGTATTGACGGCAAGGATGTCGGTAAAGTTGTCACGAGTGACGACAAGCATCGGCTGCATTTGAAGGATGCCGTCCGGTGTGGCCCTCGTAGGACCAATGGCCAAAAGCTCCTCGCCTTCTTCGAGCTGGTCGAGAAGTTTTCCGACGTAGTGATCTGATTTTTGGATAAGCTGGACTCGAGTTGAGACTCGCCGTTCACTCGATGGGAGTGCTTCGGCGATCACGTTGCATTTTCCGTCGTTGTGCTGTGCTGTCTCTGTGACCTTAAGTCCCAGAATGAAGACGTTCATTGTTTAGGTTGCGGTAAACGGTTGTTCGATGGACCTTGAGTGCCTCGGCAATTTGCTGAACGCTTACGCCTTGGCTCGCGAAGGCTAGCATCATTTGCTTGTCTCCGCCAGTTAGCTTCGATGCTTTTGTAGGCGTGTACGAGAAATGATATGGATTGACGCACCGTTTGTTCTTGCACGTCATCTTCACAAAGTTATCTCTGTTCATGTCCATGTAGTCTAGGATCAACGGTCGGATGTAAAACCGTTTGTTGAATAAATAAATTGCAGGACATCCGTTTGTATAAGAACTACTCCACTCAAAACATTCATTATGGCTGAAGTCGCTAAAAGCCAATTTTTGGAACAGAGTGCTTGTAAGATCTTCTCTATTCCCAACTTCTCTGTAGTTAAGACTAAATTTATCTACATCAAATGCTCTGCTTATATCTGTAGCCTGCGCTTGTGCATGATTATTATCGTAAGCGCTTATGCTTATTATTTTTTTATTTTTATTTTTAATTATTTCTAATACATAATTTTTTATTTTTTCTTTCATTTAAGCTAGGCTGCGCGGTCATAAACCTAGCAGTTGACGAGCAGCTGGTCCAATTTGACCTCCTGGAGCTCGTCTTGCCAAC